TTCTTCAATCCGAGGCGCCAGCCGCGGCGCTGCGAGAACGGCACGATGCGTGCGTTCTTGTTGCCTTTCCACTTGCGCACGAGTTTCGGCGGCGGCTTCGATCCAACTTGCCCGTCACTGGTCAGCGTCAAACCCTTGCGCACTGGACGCCAGCCCTGGTCGTAAAAGTGCGAGCGCTTACCGACGCGGTTGCCATCCTTGCGGACGCCGACGCCGGCCCAAATGATCCCCTTGCGGTAGGTCTTGGTCTTGACTGCGATATCTCGTTTGGTGCGCTTCGCCTTCGGCAACGCCAGCGCTTTCATCGTGCGCTTGACCGCGTCGCCCCAGTTGCGCAGTCCCTTGCGCACAATCTTCTTTCGCATCTTCTTTGGCAGTTCCGACGCTATCGCTGCGATCTTCTCCAGATCCTCTTTCGAGGGTCGGAACTGGATCTTGAATCCGGCTCGTTTTGCGGCGGTCGAGTTCACGTCGGATGCCGTCCCAATCGGGAATATCCATTTCCACGTTCAGCGCTGCAACGCTCAACGTAGCGAGATCGGTGCTCGTCAGTGAGAACGCCACACGTAGCACCTTGCGTGCGGCGTCAGTTAGTCCCGGCCTTCGGCGTAGAGCCGCTCCACCAGCGCTGAAATCTTCTGCACCGTGAACGCGTCAGCGTTGAGCGCTTCGTCCACGCTCGCGAACACTGGCGCGCCATTCTCGACGAGATGCCGAGCGACCATCCACGCGGAAAGTCGCTCAGGGGTCTTCGTTGAGACGTCGAGCGCTTCGATGAGATCGAGCGCCGAAGGTCGGCGCAGCTCGACGGCGACGCCGTTTGGAAGCGTGCCGTGCCAATTCTTGAGAGTGAGTGCGTCTCGAATGCTCATGCGATCGTGATCGTGCCGGTGTATTGAATGGTGAAGTTCGCGCGGATGACTTCGTTGGTCGATGCCGTTGCGCTGAACGACTGAACGAACGCTTGCCCGCTGTAGGTCATGCCAGTGGAAAGCGTAATGAGCGCCGCAGCGCTGCCGCTTCCCGAGTTAATCGCGGTTTCGATCGCAGCCATAGCCGTACTGCCTTGGTCATAGAACATGTCGATCGTCGCGGTGCAGCCGCGGTTGCCGACAATGTACGTGCGCGGGCCCGTTGCAATGTCGGTCGTGTCGATCATTGTCTGATCGTATTGAATCGACACAGTGCCGAGCCCGTTTACTGCGGTTCCGGCCCAACTGAAAGACGCGAGCGCCGATGAAAGTGCTGCCATGGGTTATTCCTTGTAGTGAATCGTGATCGTGTTCGAGACTTCGGCGGGTTGTTGTTCGTCGCCTTCGCCGACGCTCGCAGCGTCAATGGTGTACCCGTCGAACATCACCGCGGTGAATTCGAGCCCGTTGTAGGTGCCTGTATCGCACGCGCTCGGAACGAACGCCGCAATATCGAGCGCCGCGTCAGTCGTCGTCGCGATCACGCGAACGTCAACGACGGCTTGCCAGTAGAGGGCGACGGCGCTGCGCTCGTTGCTGGTCACTTCGTACGTGATCGCTGGCAACGTGCTCAGTTGTGGCCTATAGCCGTGCGTAATCGGATACGCAGCGAGTTGCGGCGTGTTGTCGAGCATGTTGCGGATGGCTGCTTCGAGGCTCAAACGACTTCCTCCGCTTCGATCACGGCGACCATGTCGCGTTCATCGAGGTTCGTGATGCCAGCAATACGGAACGTGCGACCACGGACCACAAGCCGAAACGTCTCGTCAATGCCCCACTTTTGGAGCGAGTTCCAACGGCATCGGATCTCGGCACGCCTCACCGTTGCAACGCCGTCGGCGTACTGTTGCTCGGCTGCCGAGTCGGTGCGGAGATCCACCCACAATGGCGGGTTTCCCGGTGCTGCCGCAGTGAGATCGTTGAACGTGCCGCTGCGCTGACCGAGATCGTCGGTCGTGCCGCTCGGTTGGAGCACCGATGCGGGAAAGCGAAGTCGGCCGCTACCGATCATCGGAGCGCCCCACGCGCGCTGTACGCGTTCAGGATGTACTTGAGCGACAATGGCACTTCGGCAAGCGAAGCGACCGATGTAGCGTCAGGGTTGGCGTACCACGCGCCGACGAGACCGACGATTGCTTGCTGCAATGCGTGTGGCACCTGTGCGTAGCCGGCAACGTAGGTCACGGTCGGATAGGTGCCTTCGTATATCTCCGGCGTCTCTTTGAACTGCAACGCCGTCAGACTATCGGTGTCATCGACGTACCAATCTGCGGTTGGCATCGTCGTGAGCACGTTGCTGCCGTTGTAGTACGTCACCGACGTGACCGACGCCACCGGTTGAACTGGCAGCACGAATCGACGCCACTTGTCGAGTTTCGCGGTGCGCGTTTCGCTTGCGAGCGAGACGCCAGTTTCGCGCTCGATCACTTCGCCGGCTGCGATGCACAGCGTCGTGAGAATGACATCGTCGGCGTCCACGTCAATGCGTAAACGCGTCTTCAGAATGTCGATCGGAATAGGTGTCGCAGCCATGAAACCCGCGCTGGGGGTTTCCCCCCAACGCGAGCAAGGTAAGAAAAAGCGCTTCGTAAACTGCTGAAATCAGCAGGTAATCGCAGCGAACGCGTTTGCGAGCATGATTCGAGAATCGGTGCGCGCATACGTGTAGAGGGTGACTTGGTGCGTGCTTGCCGCCGAGTACGGATCAACGAGCGACGTCATGCCAGTGCGATCGAAAATCTCGAAGTAGTTGAAGTCGCCGACGACAGCCCAAACGAGGTTGTTGGTCGTAGCGGTCGGCACGTATTGGCCGACGCGGTACGGCACGGCGTAGATCGTGCCGGGAACGCCACCGGAGAGGCCCGCGGTTTCGCTGACCTTCCAGATGTAGTCGGTGGTATTCACCTTCATCTTGCGGATCTGGCGGAGCATGGTGTCAGACAACAGCCACTGGAAACGCGGCGAGTTGCGGTACTGAGGTGGCACGAGGTGCACGGTATCAATCACCTTGTCGCCGTCGGTGAACGCGCTGATAGCCGTTGCACCTTGGTCGTTGACTTGCGACAACGCGACCAACTTCGTGTTCATCGAAGAGCCCGCCACACCTTCAGGCTGGCTTGAGCCAGTTCCGACGGTGTACGCTTCTTCCATCTTGAGGCCCATAGAAAGACCGATGCGCGATGCAACCCAATCGAGTCCGCTGCCGATGCCACCTTGGCCGATCGCGTCCTCGATGAATTCTTGCGACATCTGCGTTGCGCAGACGTACTTGTACGGAGTGACGCTAATTGCAGTTCCGAAGGTCGGATCGGCCGGAGTGATCGCGGTTCCTTCGGCAACAAGGTTCGTCGCTGGCAGGTTGCCTTCGACGGTAATCGTGCGCTTCGAGTCAATCGAGGTCACTGGCGCCATCGTGCGCAGCACGTTCGCCATGTACATGCGCTCGACAATGCGGCGCTCGAGATCGGTCGGAATGCCGGCGCCCGAGGTTGTGGTTGAGAGTGCACGCATTTCGGCTTGATCGCCACGCGCGACGGCGGAGAGCCAACGCTTGGCGTACTCAGGCGATGAGAGATCGTGCTTGACGTCGGCGACCTTCGGCGCGCGTGCGCTGAACTGCGGTTGTGCGCGCTCTTCTTCGAGCGCCTTCAAACGCTCTTGCGCAGCGCGAAGCGCCGCACGGTCGTTTGCTGCACGCTCGACGGCGTCGAGGTCGGCATCGATGCGCGCGATCTTCTCGCGCTCTTCGCCGCTGCCGCGAATCTCAACGTGGTGTGTCTTCGCGCCAGTGCGTGCGGCGAATCCCTCGAGGGTCTTGCGGTACTCGTGGACGGTGTTCTCGATCGTGTTCAGTTCGTCAGACATTGCTTGTCATCCTGTGCTTGTGGATTTCGAGCCGCAGACGGGCGGCCTCCGTTGCAGCCGCGGACACGCTCCGCAGGCTCGAATTGGTCTTCTCGCCGTACGCGGCATCGACAACAACGCTGAGCTCGACGAGTCGAGCCGCGGTGACGGTGCGTTCGGTGCGTCGTGGATTCCACTCGTCGCGATCGACGTAGAACCCGAACGACATTTCGCCGCTCAGGTCTCCGCGTTCGAGCAACGCGCGCACGTCGTTGCCGATGCTCGTCTCGGCGAGATCCGCGGTGAAGCGCAGACCGCTCGCGGTGTCGTTCAGCGTGAGCGTGCCGCTGCGCGTGCGAGCGAGCAACGCGCTCGCGTTGTGGTTGAACAGCAGTTTGATGTCGGCGCCGGCGAGGTCGCCGAAAGCGCCACGCGCGATGCGCTCTTTAAACTGCGGGTTGAATGGCTCGGAGATTTCACGCGACCACTTGCCGTACGGGATCGCGAGCCCTGAGAGCGTGCGGCCCGCTGGTGCGCCGATCGTGACGCTACGACCTTCAAGCGAAGTCATCGACGCTCCCTGCGCTCGTGTCGCTTCCGAGGTTTGTGCTGCCGCCGCCCGTGCCCATGTTCTTCGCGATGATGGGCTCATCGAGACCATCGAGCGGCGCGAGGTTGAGGTACTCGCGCGCTTCGTTGCGCGTGATGACGCCGGACTCAACGCCAGTGCGGAGCGCCGCCATTTGCTCGGCGAGCGACGGCCGAGAGATCATGTCACTGTCAAACGTCGCCGATCCAAACGGTGCGAGTTTCGCGACGATCTCGGCAGCCCACGTTGAGAACCAGTGCTGCAAGCACGCATCCACGTACATACGGGAAAGCCATTCCATCGAGCCGTACGCGTTCGCACTGTGCTCGCTCAGGTACGACGTCGGCACGCCATAGATGCGCGACACGTCTTCGACGCTGTAGCGTCGAGCCGCGGCGATGCCGGCATCGTCGAGCGTGGAACTGATGCGCTCGACGCGCATGCCTTCGGCAAGCACGAGCGGCTTGCCGGCGTTCTCGGCGCCAGCGTGATGCTGTAGGAACTTCTCGCTGATCGACTGCCGAGCGCCTTCGCTCAGCGGGCCCGGATGCACGAACGCAAGCTTCGGGTTGCCCGCGTTCTTCATCACCTCAAGTTGCGAGTTCTCTTGTGCTGCGAGAATCTGCAACGACGTGCGGCACAGTCGTACAGGCGACTCACCCCACAAGCCGTCGAGCCCGACGGCACGTAGGTGCAGCATCGAGGACATCGGCACGTCACCGTACAACCGCGTCTTGTAGACCGGCTCGGGCTTCGTGAGATCGAGCGACACGCTTTCGATGTCGAGCGGAAGCAACTCGAGCAACTCGCCGCCGAGCGTGCGGTTGATCACGGCGAACGCGTTGCCGTACAACAGCGCCTGCATCGTGAGCGCTCGACGGAACTCGAATCCGTTCTGCCAGCGGTTCGGTTGCTGCAACAACGCGTTCGCGGTGCGCTCGCTCACGTCGAGCGGCACGCGTGCCACGTCGTTCGCGATCAGCGAAGCCGCGCGGTAGACGGGCGTATACGCGAGCGCCGTGCCTGGCGTAATCGTTGGCATACCCGCGACGTCAAACGACGTCGGGAGGATGACGCCGTGCGTCCCCCAGTGCCCCAACCAACGATGCAACAGACTGCGCAACATGTTGCGCATTGCGACAAGTTTGCCGCTTCATGTCTCGAACTAAACTTCGGATTCGTAACAACTGCTGCGTTTGCCTCCCCAGCAGTGGACGGCCATGATCGAAGCCACGAGCGGGTCAATGGCGCTGTGGTCTCTCGGCTTCTCGGGTCGCACGTAGCCGCTCATGCCTGTGCGGGGGATGGCTTCGGCGCACGCGCGGCGCAAGATGGGGTCATCGCCGATTACCAACTTGCGCCCGACCCAAAGGTTCTGAAACAACTGGCAGCCCGGAGCGAACGTGCTTGAGCCCATGCTATAGGCTTGGATCGGCGCCCCAATTTCGGCGAGCCGCTGCGCAAGGTACGACGCCCCCCAGCGGTCATATCCGACAAGTTGGACGTCAAATTCTGCGATGATCTCGGACATCTTCTGTGCGATGGCTTCGTGATCGATCTCGGCGCCCGGCGTCAGGTTGATCTTGCCTTCGTCGGCGTAGCGGCGGATCGGCATTCGGTAATCCAGTTCGCGTTGAGCGACGTTCGCCCGCGGCTACCAGTAGTGGCCACGCAACAGAATGTTCCCGTTCTCTTGCGGGATCGCGACCACGACGGCCGACATGTCGAGCGACTTGCTCAAGTCAATGCCGACCCATGCTTGCCGCTTGCGTTGGTCCGCCCAATTGACCACGGTTGCCGTCGGCCAATAGGACATATCCAGCCACCCGCCGACATCCTCGTTGAGTCGAGCGCAGTGATACCGACAGAACTCCGAGCGCTGGCCCGGGTCACGCTTCATCGTGTTGTACAGCCGGCGGATGCTGGCCGCGTCCGGTTGCCCGTACTGCATGCCGGGATTGGCCTTTGGCCACGCCGCTTCGTCGGCAATGTCGTCGTTTTGGTCAATGCCGTAGAGCATGGCGAAGGTGGCATCGTCCTCGGCTTCGCCCGAGAGCACGGCACGAGCGCCGGAACAGAGCGTCTCGTAGTGGCTTTCCGTGTTGCTGCCCGGCGTCGAGATGATCACGCCGAGCGTTTCCTTCCGCTTCATGCCCGTCGTGATGAGTTTGTTCAGCACGCTTCCGCGGTACTCCGCGGCTTCGTCGGCGATCCACAGCGACGGGTTCAAGCCGTCAAGCGATGACTCACGCGACGTCAATGCGTTGAACTCGCAGTCCTCGTCGGGCCGCGTCAAGTCGGACATCTTGACCTTCACGCTCGGATCGTCGAGCCGCCGCGCCATCGTGCGTGCCGTGTCCACGAGGATCTGCGCTTGCTCCACCTTGTTCGCGAGCACGTGCACCCGCTTGCCGGCGCCGCTCATAAAGTCGTACAACCCGAGCGCTGCCATCAGCGTCGTCTTGCCGTTGCCGCGGGCGACCTGAATGATTCCCATCGTGAACCGTCGGCGGCCCTCCGCGGTGCGCCAGCCGACGAGGTTGGCCACGATGAACGCCTGCCACGGGTGCAACTTGAACGGCTCACCGTCGGCTTCGCCGACCAGCGACAGCCCGCCGATGAACTCGAAGGCGTCCGCGACGCGGTTCCACTCAAGCACGATGTCGCTTCGTTCGAGGTCTCGATTGAACCGCGAGCACGCTGCGTAGATCCACTTGCCGGCTGGGATTCGGCCGCTCACGACGTCGGCGGCGTATTGACGGACGGTTGATTCGGGCTCGA